TTCATAATGCTTCCATTGACTTCCGATTCTCTCGCTCCGAAGGAGCGAGACGCTATCATTGCTCAATATGCGAGTGTTGTTGGTCTCAACATGCAATCTCGCATTAATGACAAATTAGAGTTTCCATTTCGTATGAATGACGCAACTCTCACCGAACTGCAGGAGTATTTCCCGCACCGACTAGTTTCTTTTAATCCGATAAAAGACACCGGTCACCCTATCCCAGCCTGTATTTCTCACTATGCCAATGATCACATTGAAAACTTCATAAGAGCCGAGAATAAAGCTGGGAGAAAGGTTTGCGAAATCTCCCCAACATTGCGATCGCATAAGCGAGCCGATCACAACTGTTTTCTTCTTCAAACTCCTGAAGATAAAGCTCGTTACGCTTCACACACTGATCACAGTTCTCTCCCTACAGATCGTCAGATTAATCTGTATGTTAAAGAGGGGGCTATCACACCCGGTTTGTGCTACCGTGGTGTTCAAAAGTGTTCTGTGAAAGCCGACACAATCGTTAGCGTTAATACGCTTTACGACATTACGCTGCAGGATTATGCAGATGCAGTTATTAATAAGGGTTCGACCAACGGCATGCATTGGCTTTGGATTCCACCGTCACTTGTTCGCAAGGAATGGTCACCCGCTAATAACCCTCATTATTCTCTCAACGTCAACGGTGACGTCGTAATGTTTCATGTCAAAGATGCGTCAAAGACATATGTTCATAATCTAAAGAATTGGTCTAAGTGGCTTCGTACCACTATGATAGATTTATGCGATTATCAGATAACTATCGAATTTGTTGAAAATCACGGTGATTTTTGGTGTTTACAAATGCAGACAGTAGCTTCGGCTCCAACTGTTATACCAACTAGGATTTATCCCCTATCGAAAATCGCACATGATGTGGTTCTCATCCCTGATTTTTACACTGCAGCAAATTACAATTTTTGCCTCAAATTCGAAACAATCTGCTACTTGTCTATGCCTAGAGGTGCCTTCGAAGCTATCATTGCATACTTAGATCGTATGACAGCACAAAACTTCAATCTCAGCAACGCACTTTCTTACATGTACTCATTTCAACATGATATAAGAGCTGGTAAACACATCATTTGGCGTAAATGGTCAGAACACGCAGACATCTATATTGTTATTTCGGTATCATTATATATTTTGTCGGCCATTAATCGCTTCCACCAGACTCAAATAGCGTCCAAATCTTTTAAGCACATTCAGTCTAGCGCTGATGCTGGTTATATTCGCCGCCGTGCTGATGAGCTTGTTGCTCATATTCGACGCATTTGGTATGTTGATCTTGAAATGAATGATGGTAAAAATACCATTGGTGCACCTTCCGAGGCCACCACCGATGATGCTGATATTCTTAGGATACTTGATATGAGACCTATCTATCCTTCCGATATCGCTTACAACGAGGTTTTTAAAAGCGCCAGGCTTAAATTAAATGCACTTTACCATCCACCAAAGCGCATTGTTAAGATCAAACGGCCCGCCGCTCCCAGTCATCTACATTGGGAATTTATTTCCAAAACATGGGTACCTCGTCTTCGTTCCATTGAACCTGATTTTCATCCTTGGTTTTCATATCGTTTTTCTAAGAATCATAACGGTTGGATACCTCGAGAACGAACTCATTACCTTCATTCACCTGATTGTGACCATGGAGCTGGTTACACTTGTCAGGATATTCTTAATTTTCACTGGCTTCACCTTCATCAAGGCGTTTATACGCACCCCGATTCTCACGGCAAATCTATCTTTTCTCATGGTGATTGCTCGCATAATGGTATGAATTGCGTAGAGTTTGAATGCTTTCGAGCTTCTCCTCTTTCCTGCACCAACTCCGGTTGTGATAATGGCAGGGCGCATCCGTACTTTTCTTGCGATGTTTTAAAACTTACTCACCCTCAACCTCGCTGCAATTTGCACCCTGGTTATAGTTGCCGTCAGATTTTTCTAACTCATTTCAAAGGCACTCATCTCGATTGTTTTATCAATCCTCACACCAAGATGATCTTTGAATCCTTTCTCGTTCCTCTTCCCAAAATAGTTCTTCCGAGTGCACCACCGATGCCTCATGGCAAAACCATTCACACTGCCAACGATAGCATCGTCGCTCTTAACATTGCTTTGATTAAAGCCGCCAAGAACCCTCCATTTGATCCAAACGTCCCTAACGGTGATTCTCGAATCACTCACTTTAGACGAGAACTCCTTCGGGAGCTCAAGGAGCTGTTCGCGGATTTTCAATATACAGAGCTTAAAGGTGTCATTACAGTCAAACACGAAGCACTCACTCCTCTTCTTGATCGTGATGTGGTTGAGAGTAAAAGCAAGGCCGGCGCTTTAAGTGGCATATTTAGAACTGCGTATCATTTTGATATCTCAGTTACCATGGATGATAACTTTGTTGTGTTGAATTCTCTCTCTACTAACAGCACTCAAAAGATTACCATGACTAAGTATGATTATTTAGCTGATAATTACGTTGGTGAACCTGATTATTTCATCGCTAGCGTTTATCTTCTTCTCCAGACTTATGAGGGTTATTTTAAGACCTTTACCCCTCCCGTCGGTTCAACTGCTACCAACTTTTCTTTCGGAGCTCACTGCAGTGCTTCTTTGCATCCTGATTATTTTAACAAATACAAGATTGATGCGGAAGTTTTTGCTTCTCCGCTTAACACACGTTCTAAGATCTATTTCTCTCGCTTTCATGCTGATATTGTCTTTGGTTCCAAAGGTAACGCGTTTGATATAGATCTAGTTTCTTTGCGTAAAGGTGTTTATTTGATTAATCCACCATTCACCTTTTACGATGTCAAATGTCGCGAATACGCTAAAATTAGGGATCTCATTCAGATGATTATTGCTACTGGTAACCCGCTTTACATATGCGCTCCGCGCGAATCTCAGTTGCCAGCTGTTCCTAATTCTTTCTATCGCGTCGTCGAAAAAGACTGTAAGTTCATTGATGGTCGTTCTCATCTCTCTCATACTTATGGTTCTTATGTTGGTAAAGGTATTGTTCTTTACAAGATCGAAAATTTGTATAGACCTACAGCTCCTAAGGTTGGTTTTAAAGCTGGCCTTCAGATTAGAGGCTTTGATGAAACTCTTTTATCTGTTGAACGCACATTATCGCGTTTGGAAAAGTTGTATTTGCTCGATCTTGCTAGTGCTACTGCTGATGAAATTACGATCGCTTGCGCAGAATTGACCATCGTTGCAGATGTCCGCAAAAATCTCACTTCCGTCAAAGATGATTATGAGTCCAATCTTGATCATCACTTTGGTGTTTGCGGTCATACTTCTGTTGCTGAGTGTGCTAAAGCTGATTGCTTTCGTGTCTGTAGATGTCGTGATTGTCTGTGGTCTCTCGTTGATTGGTTGCGCTTTTCGAAGCTTGCTAAATACTATCAAACGAAGCCTGTTGAGAAGAAGATTAGCATCAAAGAACCAATATTCTATGATAATATCTCTTATTGCGAACCAGTCGTTCAATCTCTTGAGACCTTTGATCCGTTAGTTCCGGCCGATTTTCAGCTTGGTAATGGTCACTGTCTCCTTCGTTGTGTTTCTGTCATTACTTCGATCAGACCTGCGTTGTTGTTGGATTATGCCATCGCTCGAATTCGCACCGGCGTTTACAATGATTTGCTTCCTTTACCTCAGGCACTTGATTTGTTTCGTCGTTACGTTGGTGGTCACTGGCGTAGTGCTTTGGTTGACATTCTTCCTCGCGTTTTTGCTGATGTTACCTTTCGTGATATTTTGATCTGTTCTACAATTAGAGGTCAGTATTATGAACATCACATTAATGCCGAAGTTGCGAAAGAGATTAATCCCATTGTTCTGCATTACAATGGTAACCATTACTCCATTTTTCGTGGTGGTTCTAACGAGAATGCAGGCGGTTTTCCAAAGGAAAGAGCTTTGAGCAAGTACAATTATTTGCTTGAGAATATTAAGAGGGAGGTTAAAGATCCTATCCTTCTCGATGTTTCCGCTGCTCCTGGTGGCTTGTTGTCGATCTGCAAGTTACCCATTCATGCCGCTGTTTACCGTGGACCTGGCGCATTAGGCTTTGATTCTGCTCTTGCTCATAAGTGCCTCTCTGATGTTCAGTATTATGAAGATTTCAATCAAATCATAATACCTGCTGCTGCCCCAAATGTCTTTGTTTCTGATATTGGTGCTCATATCACAGAACCTATTCTTGAGAAGTATTTCATTTGGCTTTACACCGTCTTAAAAGGCGGTGATTCGATAGTTGTCAAGCATTTCATGAACAACCCGAATCTTACAAAGCTCATGAACAAATTCCAAAAGTCTCAATGCCAGCGTGTTCCTGGTACTCGAGCTCAATCCGATGAACACTATTCTTTTGGATACTTCTATAACAAGGGTAGCAACACCGAACTACACCATGAAGAACATCTAATTGATTATCAGGCTGTGATAACACCTAAAATGTATGAAGCCTCTGTTGGCCTTGATTTCGATCACGTTGCTGCTGCAGAGTATAACAACATTGTCAAATCTTTCGATCATTCGACTGATGTTAGTTTTCATTTTAGAGGTGTTTTTGGTATTCCTGGTTGCGGCAAGTCGACTATGATTCGTAAAAGATTCCCGGATGCTTTTGTTATTGTTCCTTCAGTTGAACTCAAGGCAGATTGGAACAAGCAGGGTCACTCCAAGGTGCATACTTTTCATATAGCTCTCAAATGTTACAACGGCGAACTTCTCGTTGTTATTGATGAAGCTCAAAGCATGCAATTGTCCTACTATTACGATCTCTACAAGCACTGCTCAGCTAAGAATAGCTTCGTTAAGTTCATCTTGACTGGTGATGTTGATCAGATCAATGCGATCAACTACCGTAAGCATGCCGACTTTAAGACTATCTTTGATATTTCTAGATCTTATCTCACTGATAGCCCTATATCTAACACTATGTTGGTTAGTCATCGCATGCCTCAGGACGTTGTTAAGCTCCTCAATCACCTTTACAAGCGCTCATACTCCAGCACCAGCAAGGTTGTGAATTCTATTCGATTTTCTGAGGAATCTCCGGATTCTTTCAGATTACCTATTATGAGGTTTAACCAGCAGACTCACGCTAGCATTCCTCATAATATCACTATTCACCAATCTATGGGCACCACATTCAATGGGCTTGTCTGGGATTTTGATACCAAATCTATCACCTCTGGTATTATGGAATCTCCTGGTCACATCACTGTTGGCATTTCTCGCCACCTTAACCAACTTGTTGTGACTGGCAAGTACAATTGCTTGGAAAAAGAGTATAGGCTCTCTCAACCCATACTTAATTCTCTGGAAACAGCCGGCATTATCATCACCAGTGACACTATTTGTCCAAAGCTCATTGATCACCCTTTGAGCCCTCATATAGTGAACACTCATCCTTTTATGAATACGGTCAGTCTTCCGATCATTGAGGATATGTTGGTCAAACTTTTGCCGGTTTACAATCGTCCCACTCCTCTTATCAACGTTTATAAGAACACTCATTTGCCTGGTATTACTAAATCAGATACCAAATTTCACGCTGCATTGCCTGCAGTCTTGCCTGAACGACAATTCAAAGTTCACAAGAAGATCTCTGAGTGTATTTCTTTTAACAAACAGCATTCTGGTTCCACGACCGAGATGGTCAATGCTATGGTCAAGCGCTATGGTCAACACGTTGTGGATATGCCTTTGCATAAAGCCAGGGCTGCTGCTGAGGAGTTACATCATACTTTAGCCGAAAACTTGTTCCCGAAGGAAAAGGATCCTTGGGCCAAGTATATGTCCTATTATCAAGCTGTCACCGATGAAGAGATTAAAGCTCATTCTCTTGATTACATACAGAATCTTCAACGCAAGGTTGCCAATCAAACCAAAAGCGCTAAAGATGCTGTCCTCAAGCTGAGCAACTCATTTGATGAACTGCGAAAATACACTATCAGCTTTTTCGCTAAGAAATCTCAGAAATTTGGTGTCAAGGAGTTTATGGATTCACTTCCAAAAGCCGCCCAAGGTGTCTCTGCTGTTGACAAGGTTTTAAACATCGTTTTCGCTGGTCACACCCGTGCTGTTGCCGCTGTTTTCAGGCGACAGCTTGCTGATGCTAAGAACATTCTTTTTGCATCGGATATGCCTGAAGATGAGCTCTCTGAATGGGTCGCTGAACGTGAGTTTGAATTCCGAGATTGTGATGCTTCGTTTTTCGCTTGCGATTTTGATGAATGGGATAGTAAGAACAACCGTGCCAACGTTGAGTTTGATTGTATGGAGTACGAATTTATTCGTATGCCTCCGCTTTTGATATCTTACTATCGCGATCACAGATCTCATTGGACCATGTGCGATGCTTTTGGAGATTGGTTTGTCATCTTAACCTCCAAAGTTAATCGTTTGAGTGGTGAACAAATCACACTCCATGGTAACACCAAGCAGAACTTTGCGATGATTTGCAAATTCATCATAACTATTTGCCTTTATTATGCGATCATAAAAGGTGACGATTCTTTGCTCAAAGCTCTCGGCTTTGAGTTTTCCGAAACTGGTAAGAAGTTTGTTGTAGATTTAATGGGATTCAGCCTTAAGATTGAATTTGATCAAGTTGGTGAAGTTGCTGGCAAGTTTGTCACCTCATACGGCTTAGCTCGTGACTTTTTCCGCGCTGTGACCAAATTTTTGAGTGCTCGTTATCGAGATCAGGAGCATTTAAATCAATCTAAGTTGAACGTCCAGCAAGATATTTCTGCTTTGACTTCCCAAGCTGCTATTGAGGCCGCGTCTCACGCTATTGCGTATCACTACCGCAATCTCGGTGATAAGAACTTTCGCTTAACTCCTCAAAGAGCTCGCATGTTTATAGAGTTCGCTAAAACTTGTTCCACTTACGAGTTTGACGATTTGGTTGCCGTCCCGACTCACGATTTCATTTACACTCATGATTTCGACAATGAGAGAGATCCACTCAACTCTGCTAACATGCATTCCAACACTTCTACCATGACTTACCACAACCATGATATGAAAAATTAGTAAATTTTCGTTAATTTTATTAAAACCTCCTTTTTCTTTTGTAAATAAATAAATATTTTAATTGTTTTATATATATGCTGTTTTTATTTTTGTCATTTGCAATTTTAATTTTTCTGCTTTCTTTTTAAAACTTTTTAATTTACAAAATGATTAAAGGTGGTAAGGGTAAACTTGCGGAAACGCAATCTGGCATGGACTGGCTTTCTAATTGCCTCCATCCTCCCACCGGTCGCACACCTAACAGACCGGTTAAGGATCAACCAGATCTCTCCGCTCAGGCTTCCGTTTGCCTGCATTACCCCATCATTAACGAACAACCAATCAATCCGATGAGTCTCGACGCAGTACCGGTCATTAAGTACTCCAAATATCTGTACATTATGACCAATTCTCCCCTTTATGACTTCATTGTGCTAAGAATTACACCTCAAGGCACTCCGGAGCTTAAAGTCGGAGGAGGCTACCCCATCTTTTATGAGGCTGGTACTACTCGCAATCCAAACCTCAGTTTGGAATCCATGGCTAACAACATGGAATCATATCGACTCATCGGTCGTTCCACTACCTTCACTCAGGACTCCATGTCGGTCAACAATAACACTATGCTTTACGGTGCCAAAATACGTCCGAACATCGGCATTTACACCACCGCAGTAATCGTCAATCAACGAAATCCGTTTCACGAACGATTCCACAAGCATATTGGTTATGACCAAATCGTCAAACAACACTTCTCTCCTTCTGCTCGTAAAACAGTTAAAGTGGGAGACGACGATTTCTGCCACATCGCCGGTCAGTTTAAGAACAAGCTCAAGGTCTCCGATGATGATACGCCCGAAGTAGGAACTCCATCCATTGGTAATTCTATTCAGGTATTTTCTCTCGGTCCTTACACTTTCAATGGTGGCGACATTATTGCCAGAAATCCCGGCAAATCCGTCACCTGGAAAGCTGACAAAGGTGCGTTTATGATTCAGCATCAAACTGAACCTATTAACAGCTACACCTCTGTCATTCGTTCTTACACTAGCGAAGCGAATTCTACACCCGCCACCGGTTATGGCGTATTGTCTTTTGCTGAGTTTCAAGCGCAGGGTCTTTGGTATCTTATCCAATTTCCTACTTCCATCGCTGGAAACCATGCTGGCGGTCCGTTTGACGTCCCGTGGAATAACTTCCAATTCGGGTTGGTCTTACATGACTTTGCCGCAGGGCTTCCTAGCACTACCGCTCCTACTCAACTCACATACCCCATTGCCCCTATGAAGACTGAAACTAACATCAATATTGCCTTTCAGCCTGCACCTAGCTCTGTTCTATCATCATGCATTCGTGATGCTCCTGTTTATGACCCCCTTGCCTTAGAGCGTCGCGCTCAGATCTCCAATTCCCAACCTGATATGCTTGAAGCCAAAGATAATTTTCTTGGTGGCCTCGCAGCTATGGCTGGCAAAATTCTGCCTAAGCTCTTTCAGTTTGCGCCGGAAATTGGTAATCTTGTTGGCAACATTGCTGGTGGTCGTTCCAAAAAGGAGCCCATGCCAAAGACCTCCGGTCTTAAGAACCTTAGAGTCCCTGCAGACGCTGAAGCTGAACCACGCTCTCAATCGCGTGGTCGTTCGCGAACACGTTCTAATTCTCGTGGTCGCTCTTCCAGTCGTTCATCTTCCGTTGCTTCAATGAGATCTAATTCACGCACTCGCTCTAAATCGCCTGCTATGCGTCAATCTCGTTCCAAGTCAATCAGTCGTGGTGTCAATTCGCGTTCTCATTCCCGAATTCGTAAAGTTCAGGGAAACTACCGTACCGGTCGGTACGTTTAATTTTAATTTATTTTTCTTATTTTATTTAGAATTTTATTTTGTTGTTTAATCATTATTTTGCCGCTCTTACTTGAGTGGTCTCACATGTTACGTTTCGTATGTGAATTCACACGCATTCGTGTGCTCAAGTAGGTTAAAAAGCGTTAAATTTCGTTTGCCTTCGTACTAGCTCTACACTAACTTTGTTGTTGCGTTGCTAAAGTATTCTGTTCGAGCTTTCTCACAGATGTCTTCTCCAACAATGAGGTTTATTTACGGCCTGTATAAAGACCAATCGAATTTCAATTCGTTTTTAATTTACTTCTTTTATTTTAATTTATTAATTTATTTTAATTTATTTTCTTTTATTTGAATTTTATTCATTTCTAGCAATCGCGTCCGCTTTATCAGTGTTAACTACACTTTAAACTCAAAATTATTTTGTACAAATATTTTATCACGGCGATTGCGTTTCTATTGTCTTGGTGCTTGGGTTTTTATAACCGACGCTGCACCATTACATTTTTAATTTCATACAACATTTGCACCGGGCCTGTTGTTTTACTTTTAAATTTTCTTTCAGAGGTTTCCCGGCTTTCCTCACATATTTATTATCCCACTCATTATATTTCTATGCATTGACACTGTATTTCAGTTATGCATTCATTTTACTTACTTTCAGGGTTG